GCAATCATTTTTTCAGCACCGTGTCTTATTTCTAAGTTTCCACTAGAAGCATCAATAACATTTAATGTTCCATCATGGTAGATTTGTAGATCATCTCCTGTTCCGAAGACACCTTTTATATTGTCTTCACTCTTCCAGCCACTAGCCGTTGTTTCAAAACGCTTTCCACCATTATCATACAGTTCTACAGATCCATCTGCTATGAAGTTAGCCATTACTTCAGACGAACCATACTTTCTAAACTGTATTTGTGAACCATCAATATTTAGTCTTCCCGTCCCAGTATCACGAATCCATGAATCACTACCGTCATGGAATAGTTGTAGATCATCACTATTTCCGAGAAGTATATCTGCATTATCAGCACCTTTTAATGATGTATGAAATAGGTTGCCAGTCGAAGTCGTCTCAAATTTCTTTGAGTTGTCGTAATAGAGTTCTACGGCTTCATTTGCAACTGCTCTTACATAATCTTCACCGTTAGTATTTTCCAGAACTATATTAGTACTACCTTGTATAAATAAACTACCAGTAGAATTTTTAATATATGAATGAGTTCCATTATGGAGAATCTCTAAATCATTGCCTGTCCCGAAACGGATTTTTACATCATCGTTGAAATCTATACCCGTAGCTCCACCACCAGAACCACCTCCACCAATCTCTTTAACCGTTCCAGAATCATTGATATATAACTTTTGAGCCGAGGTATCTATCGCAACCTCACCACTGGAAATATTACTCGTTGTTGGAGTGCTAGTTCCTCTTTTTAATTTAATTGTGTTAGCCATTAGAAGTACCTCCTATTTGTAGTTTTAGTTAGAAGGTTCCTCCGTCAAGATCAAAACCTGAAACCGATCCATTCTCTAAAAATGTAACCAGATCAGACAAAGCCACCTGAACCATTGTTCCAGAATCGTTTATTACCATTCGATCTGTCGTTGCCAAAGTGGTAGAAGTTGCGGATGTTCCACCATCAACAATATTCAATTCAGCGACGGTAGAGGTAATACCATCTAAAGCATTTAATTCTGCGGCTGTAGAAGTAACCCCATCAAGAATATTTAGTTCGGCAACGGTTGAAGTAATACCATCAAGGACGTTCAATTCAGCAACAGTCGATGTAATTCCATCAAGTGCATTTATTTCTGCTGCCGTTGCTGTTAAACCTAGATTTGTTAAAGCTCCTGCGGCTGTACTTGCACCCGTTCCACCATGAGCAACAGCTACATCAGTTGCAGACCAAACACCAGTTCCGATTGTTCCAACTGAAGTTAAAGAACTTCCAACAACAGTTGAACCTAAACCAGTTTTTGTTACAACATCAACTCCGTCAATCCTGTACTTAAGACCTGAACCTGCCGCTTCAATACTTTGATTTGAAGTCCAGCAATCAGTTGCATTAACCCAATTCCAAGTTTTATCACCATCCCCTGAATCAAGTGTTAGCCCACCACCATCAGCCGCAGCATCATTCGCTGCACCTTTCGCAAGTTCTAGGTTTTTGTCAGCGATAGTCGTTGTGGTGCTATTTACTGTCGTAGTCGTCCCCGACACAGTGAGGTTTCCACTTACAATCAAGTTCTGAGCGCAAGTAAATGTTGGGACGGTTGCACTACTTAGATCAACTGTTCCTGTATATGTTTTGTTACCTGAAACTGTTTGGTTTGTTGAAAGAGTGTTGTAATATCCATCTCCACCAACGGCTTCAATAGATGTAGCTGAACCACCAGCACCGCCTGTACCTGTTCCGTAGTACAGAATATTAGTGCCTTCTGCATAGGCTAATTCTGCATTCTCAAGACTGGTAGGTGCTGAACTTCCAGTGCTTCTTTTGATTCTGATCGTGTTAGCCACTAGAAGTTACCTCCGTCTGTGAGTGTGCTAGTTGTCCATGTACTATCTGCTTTATAAGAGCCAGAAGCACTGTCATAATAAATTATACTTTTATTTACCTTATTTGTATCGGTAAGACTGATTCCGCTTGATGAGAATTGTGGGCCTTGTGGCCCTTGAGTTGCAACCTCTATGACTGAACTATTGTCCTCGTCAATAGTTACCGTGTTCTTGTTGGTTGTGATATTGACTGTGGTCATGCAGTGTATCCTTCATCCATATAAATGGTACCCTCTATCCAGTATTCTTTCAGCCCTGCTGGATTTGTTAACAGGACATCATATTTATACTCATCAGCAGTAAAACCTGTCGTTTGCGTATCTGTTACTGTCCAATCAAACGCTCCACCTGAAGCACTTGTAACAGAAACAGTTGCGTCAGCAGCTTTTGTACTACGCCCAGAATCCCAAATCTGTGAAGCAACTGTGTAACCTGAAAGATTAACAGCACTACCTCCCGAATCTTTCAATGTGACAGAAACAGTATGATCCGATCTTCGTTGGATCGTCATGTCATACGTTCCAGGTGCTACTGCCATAGGACTAAAACTTTCTCATAGTTTAGCAATTATCAAGTTTTAATGATATACATCATGGCAATGTTTCTCACCCTTGTTTCAGTTCCACCTGTTGCTGCCGTTGATCCGCTAAGAGTGTGATCGTGACTCGCAGTAATCGTTAATGTTCCTGTCACACTGGTATCAGCACTTGAAGGAGTTAAAGGCCCCGTACCATTCGCTCCTTTGCCAAAAATTCCAGATGTAGATCCTTGTTGGAAAGTTTCAGAAATATCTGTAGCAGTACCAGTTAAAGATTTATTTGCCACACTCAACGAACCTTTTGCGTGACTGTGCGTATTATTTTGATATGTCTGAGAAGTCGCTATTGATCTTCCAGAATCAGCACCTCGACCATTATCCCAACCTCGAACAAACTCACCTCTTAAATCTGGAAGGTTAAAAGTTGTACTCCCATTTCCTGCTCCGTATGTTGTTGTAATAACAGCAAATAAAGCAGAATAAGTTGAACGACTAACAGCCGCACCATTACATTCCAAATAGTCAGGAGGAACAGCACTGACAGCTAAACAAAAGACTGCTCCTGATGGAACACCTTGAACAGTTGTAAAGGAGAGTGTTCCCGATCCATTTGTTTTCAACATCTGCCCATCCGATCCATCAGCAGAAGGGAGAGTGAAAGTAACATTCGACCCAATAGCAGACGCAGCTTGCAACGCTACCCAATTACTACTATCAGAATCAGCAAGTCTTATATCTCCTCTTGCTTGAATCGTTATACCGTTATCGTCTACAACTGCTCTTTCTGTTCCAGCAGTTGATAATCCAATCGTGTTTGCTGATTTTCTAAACAGGCCCGTATCTGCGTCCCCGTCAAAGGCTATAGCTGGTGTACTCGCTCCTGAAGCATCATCAGCCAAGATGACACCAGTCATTGTGCCGCCTGATCTAAGTAAAAGCCCTAAATTATCTTCTCCTACATCTCCAATATTCTTGAAGTTCGAACCATCATAAACTTTTAAAATATCATCACTGCTATCTCCATAAAGCATAAACTTTACAGGATTACTAGGGTCTGAACTACCGCTATTGCTGCTTCTTACAGCATCAAAAATACTATTAATATCTGCACGAACAACATTACCTGCTGCATTATCAACGGTGTAGTTTGTGACCTGAGACACTAATCTTCTACAGTTTCAATCATTCTATACCCCTTTGCCGAAACCTACAGCTTGATAACTAAAGTTTCTATCTATATCTGATCCTCCATTCTTGAAATGAACAGTAAAACCAGTACCCGAAACATTTGACAATTCAAAGAAATCACCTGCTGCCATACCTTGAGCAGTTATTCCAATCGAAGGTAGATAAGCATTGGTTCCTCCTAAACTTGCCGTTCCAGTAAAGAAGGGTGTAGTGAAAGTTACGTTCTTTGCTCCTGATCCAGATGCGATTGTTGTTGTACTTTGTTCAGTCCTAGATTGCAAGATTGCGTTATACCCTAATTGCTGAACATTGACATTTTGGTTTGTATTAGTTGACGAAAGATTAGCTTTAAATTGAAAGGATCTTGCTTTAAATTCTCCGTTAGCAAAAATATTAAAGTCTCCATAACTAGAACCATCTGTACTTGTTTTTACAAAAACTTGGCAATCAGTATCATTGGCTGGATCACCATCCCAATTAGGAACATCATCAACATTCCCCCAAGAGTCCATATTGTTTCCAATCAGGACACCTAAACTTTGAATATGTCTTTTTAATGTCAACGTAAATACGGCACCTAAATCTAAGGTTTCTGCAAATTCATACGTTCCTGTCAGATTTGCTGAAGGATCTGTCAACTGTAAAGCTCCACCCGTATAAGTGACATTTGTTTTGGTGCCTGTGCAACTGCCCGAACCAGAAGCAGAACAATAAGGTTGAGCCAGTAAGTCTTCTCGTTTTGTTAGAACTGCTAATTGCTGTCCTACATCTGGAATATCAATAATGACACTTGTCTCTCCAGATGAAAATCTTCCACCATCATCTTGGAATTTTAGAATGTATTCACCGTCTAGTGCTGGAACGACTGCTTCAGAAGTATTACCAGCTAAAGCGTTAACAAGATCAACTGAACCTGCAAACGTACCAGATCCATCTGTTTTATTGGAGTGCCTAACATAAACTCTTCCTCCATGTAAGACATCAGCATCGACTGACTTGTCCCATCTCAATCTCATTAAATGATCGCCAACTGGTTCTGCTGTTAAATTCGCAACATCGGCTGGTAAGGCTGTTTTACCTTGTGCCTCAAATGACTGACTTAGGGGTGTATTTGATACTTGTAGTGCTGCATTAAATGAGAATATTTCAAACTCGTATGTTCCTAATTCACTGTTATCTATTGTAATGTCAGGTCTAAAGACAACCTGACTTACATAATTACCATTTTCAAATCTATATTGAATTAAATATTGACTAACGCCAGTAACAGGAACCCAAGTGACAAATAATTTTGATATAGCTACACCATTTCTTACAACAGTCTTTTCTTCAAAATCAACAGAAGTAGGAGGTGCGGCTGGTGCGTTTAATATCGAAACATTTCTTGCTGGTAAAGCAATCCCTTCTTCAATATTTGCATATTTATTTGGTCTGTACGATAAAGCTGTAATTTTATAATTAATACCATCAGCTTCTTCTACTGTTATTACTCTAAATTTTTGAGCTTCGATTGTATCGCTGACTAAAAACCATATTGCGTTTACATTTGGTACTTCTGATAAGACAGTAGACCAACTAATAACACCGTCAGTAATACTTAAAACACTTCTTACTTCTACAGAATTATCGGGCATTAATATACTTACTTTTTGATTAGCTCCTCCAAATGTGGATAAATCTTGTGTGTCATCAACAGTAATTGAAGTTGTAGTTGCAGTCTTTATACGTCCAGATCGCCTAGCACCACTACGAACTGGATCATTTACATCTATAACTGCTCCAGGTCTAATTGTTACTCCAGCATCTACAGATGTTGTAAATGAAACAACTTCTGACTCGTTTTGCTCCGCAAAAAGTATTGCTTTCCCTAATCTTTGAGCTTGACCACGACTTGTGCAAGCAAAAGCCCTTACATCTTTTTTAACAACTCCTAGCTTCGTCTTTGCTGCACTATCTTCTACAACCTCATAATCCACTTCTCTTGAATCCATATTGTAGTAACTAACAGCTACGACAGAATGTCTGGTCTTAAGTGACGATCCAGAATAAGAAAACCCTTCTTCAGTTACATTTGCAAGACTGAATAAAAAACTTGGATCAGTAGGTTTATCTTGTGCAATCGTTATTGTTCCCGCACTCCATATCGGCATACATCTCATTACTCCACATAACTCTTCAATCAAATTAAAAGCTTCACTTGCGGATAAAATATTAACATTGCAGCTAAATCTCGCTTCTTCTCCTCCTTCACCGTCATCAACTAATGCGTTTGCAAATTTAGAAGCATCAACAAAACTAAATAGATCTAAATTACTATCACTAATATGATCTCCTAAACCATATCTAACGGTAGTAAGTAGATCAAGTAATACCATCGCAGGGCATGAACACCACTGTGCTGCACCCATTGTTCCGTTAAAGATATAACCAGCAGGGTAAATAATTCTACCTGTAGTACTATCAACGGTTGGTGTTCCAGATCCACCTGCTCCTGCACCCGGAATCCTGATTTTTACACCCCTAATTCTATACTTTCTACTTGGAATATTGCTTACTATTTTACTATCAAGCTTCAATGCAGCATAAGCACTATTAGCATAAGTTTGTTTATCGTCTATTAATTCTTGCATCGACATGACATTGAAAGAGTCTTGTAACGATGCGTTTGTACTATCAGCAGTAATACGAACTACTTTTATATCAACAGGAAAATCTCCATTGATTTCAACTCTATAATCTTTTGAATAAGAATCACTGGTACGACCTGTAATCGTATCGGTAAATAAATCGGAGTAACCACCGGAGTTATATTGAATTTGTACTTTCAGTTGAACACTACAACCTAATAAATCTCCATTGTCTTTTGCTTCTTGCAACTGAGGAAAGTTAATTGTAACTCGAACAGCATCAACAGTTTCTGTTGTAATCTGTTGAGTTACACCACCACCTGAGATAGTACAATTCCTTGGAAAACCAGAAATAGGACTAGACGACTGTTGAACACCGGAGATATGGGACTGTCCACTTGTACCAAAGCGAGGGGTAAAAGTTACATCTTTGTAGTTGTAATCTGTAGCCGCAGGACTTGTTGAGTTAGCACTAGGATTAAGAACAGGAGTGTCATCTAAGTAAACATCTTTTAAAGCAGCAGTGTTATAAACTGCTGTACCTTTTGTTCTGTTTTCTTTAGACGCAGTAGCCCAACCTTCTATTTCCCCTTCACTAATTAAATCTTGGATCGTTACAAATTGCCTACTATTTAAAGTATCAGGTGCTCTTGTTGGTTTAGGTGGAGATTTTTGTTTATTACCACCACCAGATCCCCGTATTATTTTGCTCATGCTGTCACCTGATCAGTCGTTAAGTTCATACTAATAACTGTCGAGCCAGTCATAATCTCACCGTAAACGATTGGATGCGTAGTTCCTGCTCTGGAGGTGTTTGGCGTTCCACCAAAGTCAAACGAGATTCGTGGATCTTGATCGTTTTCAAATTTTTCTGGCTTTGGAGTGGGAAATAACATTCCTGATACTCCAGATAAAACAAGAGCAATACCAATATTTCCAGCCATAGCAGCCATGCTAAAAGTCCCTGCCGTCTTAGCAGCAAAACCCATTCCTGCCCAAGTGGCTCCTCCTGATGCAATACCTATACCAATTAAAGCTGCTCCTAATAAAATTTTGCCTGTATTTCCTCCAGCACCAGCAATCACAGGAACAATTTTGATCTCTTCTGCTACTGGATAATGAATCTCTTCTTCTCCAATATCTGTCCCATCGGTTAAAACTTGGTAATACTGTGTATTCATGTGTGCCTCTAATTGAGGCCAGTTCATTAATAAAAACCTTATAGAATCTCCAACACTATTTACATGAGCCTCTAATTCACCATATCCTGTGATCTCTTTTAGATCACCATACAATTTAATTGTTTTCAACATACCGATACCTGCCTCCCGTACATTTTAGCAACCATTCAGAGTATGGTTCCTGACAACTTAAGCGATCTGCTAAGTGATGTAAAACTTCCCCATTTAAAAAGATCGCAACATGATTTAAACCCTTACCCATAATCGACATAAATAACAAATCACCATTTTCTAATTTTTCCTCTGGTTTTAATAAACAAAAGCCTGTAGCTTCTGCACAATCTTCAAACATAGGTTTTTCTAAAAATTCTTCAGGTGTAACAGGTCGCTCCCAGTCCATCAAGATAATATCCTTTTCTTCTAAATACCAATCTCTAACCAAACTCCAGCAATCAGTCACGCCCCAACACCACGGTCTACCTTTTAACGCTGGTCTATATCCTGTTGGTTCGTAATATCCCCATTGTTCTGTCTTAGGGTTGACAATATGCCAAGGTAATCCACTGGCTTCACAACTAACTCGGTCAGCTTCACTCGCTGTTGCTGGAGTTGTTGGATGTGAATGAATCACACTAACTATTTGCCCTAAACTATCTGCTTTAACGTAATCTTCTGGATCTAAAATAAAACATTGATGAGAGTAAGTCGATAAATTATGACAAGGATAATAAACTTTTTTACCTTTAATATTTAACAACAAACCAACAGATTCTTTAGGATCTTCTTCTTTAGCGTGTTCTAAAGCTTTTTCTTTCCAATCCATTAAACAAACGTACCAATAGAAGGAAATAATGCCCTAGTGCATTGACGTTTAGGTAATCTGATTCCTGCTAAATCACTAACACTTGCTAACTCAAAAGTAACAATATCTCTATTCTCAACAGCTTTCCTATCTATATAATAAATCTCTCTTGGAAATTCATTATTGGCTGGAGTGCCATAAGGATTGCTGCCTCCAGAGAAATTAGCATTATCAATAAATTTAGCTAATGTCCTAATCCTTGTTACTTTGGCACCTGTCAAATCATTACCAGCAGTTACCTCGTTGACCTCTAACATTACCGCAGTAAGTAAAGACAAAGTATTGCTAACCGTCAGTTGTGGTCTAGGAAGTTGACCTTTTTGAAAAGCAAAACCACTTGCTTCTACGGGGTATCTTAAGTATGTATTGCTTTGCCAAATAATTTCACCATTTGCATTTAGATTACTTCCTGCATGAAAACGATAAGTCATTATTGTTTGACTACCATGTAAAGCAGAATCGAGTTCTAATTCAAATAATTCAATGATTGCTGAAGGATTAAGACCTTGCAGATCATCAATAATAGGATCTAAGCTCATGGCTCAAATACTTCCCTAAATGTTGCTGTAATTGTTGCTCTATTTAGATAAGGAATAGATTTACTCCATGACTCACAAACAAATTTAGAAGCTGAACCCTCTCCAGGTGGCGTAAAATCAAAACTAGCTTGATCTAATGCTCTTGCGTCTAAAAATGTTTCTATGGTGTCTGCATCTGTTTCTGATACTGCGAACTTTAAAGAATAAATTTTTGGATTTGTATGTGCGTCCAGCCCGAATAAAATTCGATGTTCATAACCATCAGCAAAACGAACCACACGTTTATTAGGTGCTGATCTTTTTTGAACTCCATATTGCGGAGTGATAGAAGGAAATGTTGCCATTAACGTGTGCCTGCTAAGAGTCCTCCAGGTCGTTGCTGATTAGCAATTTCAGCTTGAACTGCTGCTGCCAGCATACTTCCTAATTCTTCTGCTTGCCCTCCGTCTCCTTGAACTGCCGAACCAGAAGCATCTACGTTGACCACAATATTTGCTCCTCCTCCCATTTCATTGTTTGGAACGATGTTTCCATGTGAATTAGGTACAAATAATTCTGGGCCTTTTTCTCCCACAATATAGGGAGAGCCACCTTTTACTGGACCTCCTGAAGCTTTAAATATAGATCCTAAAAGTCCACCACCACCTCTCGTAAAAGTACCAG